CGGAACCTACTTGGTGTCCATTTCTTTGATGACATTTCACTGAACATCGGGTTTTCCTCTCGCCATCTATGAATGGCTTTCTTCGGGAACACCTCAACAATGAGCTTGCTCACCACGGAATTCACCTTGTTCAGCAAATGCTTATCCGGCTTGAACGGCAGCGGTTGCACCCTCTTTGCAAGCCCTGCTTGCAAATTTCCCACTGTGGACTGCATCACCTCTGTTGGGATCAAATCTGGCCCAATCTGATGAGCCAGCGGTTTTGGATCGGCTGGTGGAAAAAGCTCTTGGAGCACATCCACCTTCTTCACACGACTCTCATGACCATATTCATCTCCCACCAACTGTGTGCCTGTCAAAGGCCTTATGTTCCCAACATCAATAACATCCGGGTTCCCATTGTTGTCATGGTTTATGATCATATCCGGACGATCAACATTGGGTGGGGGAGCATCCAAACCGGGGGGTGGTTTTAAAGCCGCACTTGGTAACGCGGCCGTCGGCTGGTCCTGCGATCCTCCTCCGGTTGGGGTCGGGGTTTGTTCTTTCGGGATTGCGGGAGCGGTCCTTACGGGTCTCCCCATGGAATACTTTCTGGTAACTCCCATATGGCCATTCATATACCCACCCATAGCGGCTGGTGCCCAAGCACACAATGCCTGCTTATCTTCTTCTGACATATCGATGTTGCTCAAATGGTGGATGAATGTACCATGGGCCCTGTATTCCGATCCCTTCTCGGCCACGGACGCTGCATGTATTGCCCTTTCAACTAAGCCAACGGTAGCCATGGGAATTGGTACCTTGACCGTTTCAATCACTGGGCAACAAAAATGCGCCATCCTGGGTAAATATTTTCGGAGAACGCTATTGCGTCCCTCTAATCCATCCCTGGTAAGCTCACTTTCACACCTACTGCAAGCATTAAACGCAGGGATGGAATATACCCAGAATGCGTCCTCGCTCGCCCTGTGCTTCTCACGCAGCCACAGCAATTCCTGTCTGCTGCATGTAACACAAGGCTTGGGGATTGCAGCACGGATACGATTGTATTCCATGCTGGGCTTGTTGTAGCACGGTGGTGTACACCGCCCGTGGAAGCCACCTCCACGGCACTCAAATCGAAATCGGGATTCCAATTCGGACTTGAG